GATCGTATGGTTGTCGAGAATGGAGCCGGCCCCCATTTGCCCCGCGAAGTTGATCGCGTCCGACGCCTTCTGCGCACTGCCCGTGATGTGCTCCAGCGCCATCTGCGTCGTCTGGAGCTGCGAATTGGTCTTGATGACCTCACTCGTCCACTTCCCGATGACCGCGAGCTGAATCGTTGAGAGCGAGATCATCACCCCGAGGATCGCCGTGAAGGATCGGGCGCCGCCAACGACGTTCGCGATGGCGTCACCGGCGGCACCAGCCTCCATTCCAACATTCCCACCGGCGGCGGCCCCTCCCGCCCTCTGGGCGATGTTCACGATCTGGGCCAGGTCGATGAACCCCTCTGTCATGACGTCACCCGCTTTGGCGAGCTTCTCACCCGCCTTTTCGAGCTTGTCTCCCGACCCTTCAAGGAGCTTGGCCATGTCGGAGTCGCCCCGACCCCCATTCACCGCCTCGGGGTGGGCGGCGATGTACTCCATAATGTCAAACGGCTTCGACGACCGCTCCTGCTTGGTGGCGTCCTCCGCCTCCCGCTGCGCCTCGGTGAGCCCCATCCGCCGCTGCCGTTCCCGCTGCCGTTCCTGCTGCGCGGCCGACATTTCCGCGACCCCAGCTGGGGCCCTTCCGGCTACTGGCTTGAAGGACTCCGCAAACCGCTTATCAAAGTCGGCGATATGCGCCATGATGCCAGCCGACACATTGCCCCCGCCGCCGGCGAGCCGCTCCGACCCTAACTTTTGGGCGCTCTTCGACACCTTATCCAGAACGGCGGACGCCTCATCACGGGCTTTGATGACAAGGTCGATCTCACGCGTCGTCGGCATCCGCCCCTACTGCTGTCGGTGCGCCTGATTATAGAGGTCGATGGCAGCCCGGACGTCGTCCCCGTCCGCGGCGTACAACTGGTCGCGGGTCCAGCTCATCCACTGCATGATGGTCACTTCGCTTTTGAGACGATCTTGATAATCTGAGCCCCCTTTTTCTCCTCCATCTCAGCGATGTGGCGCTCAAGGGCGGCGTCCATCTCCTCGACCGTCTCAGCGTCGAGCGAAAAAATGGTGTCCTTCGTCACCTTCTGCTGCTTCCCGTTATCGTCCTCAAAGGACCAATCCACGACCCACACGAGCAGCCGCTCAATGGCGTACTGGCCCCAGTCAAGGTCGACGACCGCGCTCTGCGTTTTCGTCCCTGGCGTCATAGACGGCGTCATTGCCCCCGCGAGTTTCTGCTCCTCCCCATAGGAGAGCTTGTCCTTGACCTCAAACCAGTCGCTGTCGCTGATGTCAAGTCGGGTCGTGCCCGGCTTAACGAATCGATTCCTACCCACCCTGTACCTCCGGTTTTTCTGTTCCTGAGATGCGGACCGCGTGCTCCCCAAGCGGCTCGACCCCTATCCCAACCCACGACCACGTCGCGCCCTTTAATTGAAGGCGCAGCGCAGCAGGCGGTGCGCCGGCGAACGCGAACCCGAGGAGGTAGTCGCTCCTCTCGCCCATGGTCGCCTGCACGACCCAGGGCTCGCCCAGCCTCGCGCACTCCAGTGTCCATTCGACCAACGTCGCCGCAACGCGGCCCCCGATGACCAGCGTGCCCTCGTCGCCGAACATTCGAAAGCGCGCGATGGCCCCTTCTTGGTGGAGCATCCCGGCCTACGTTACTTTATCGCGAAGATACCAGCGCCGTCGAACGCGGATGTGGTCGTGCCCTTCGAGGAGACGCCGCCTGAGACACCGAGTTTCGGCCAGATCGACCCGTAGTAGTAACTGGTCGGGGTCGAGGCGTTCGGGTACACGTAGAGCGGGACGGGGTTCGTGTTGAGGACCGCGTCCCACAGGGTCGTTTGGGCGTTATCGAAGTTGCCCGTAATCGACCCAGACCACCGCATCAGGCCGCGGAGCTTGTTCTCCCACACGTCCGTGAGCCGCGGGGCTGGGACGGTGTCGGACTGCACGTCGAGCGAGAACTCGGCGGCCTCGACCACCGGGACCGCGACCCCCGTGCCGCCCATGTAGACGGTCGCGTTGCGAAAATGGAGTGCTGCCATGTATTGCCCCTTTCAGTGGGCGCGCGTTACGCCGAGATACCCACCCTCACGCCATGGGCGACGAGGCCCAGCAGGCCCACCACCCTTTCGTCGAACGTGTGGCCGTCCACACGCGCCCTTCCGATCCCCACGAGCTCAGTCCGAATCTGATCGTGCTTGAGGTAGAAGCGAATCTTCGCCTCCAAGTCCTCCGTCCCGTCGTACACGTACTCGGCCCACCGTGGCCCAAGGAGGTCTTCGATCTCCGGGCGATAGGTCGTCAGGAGCAGCGCCCCACCGACCGCCAGTGTCTCGTACACCCGCGGACCGAGTGATTCGGCCAATGGGTGCTCGCGGTGCTCGTTGATGCAGAGCTTCGACGCGCGGTAGAGCCGCACCGTCTCATCGGGCGACGTCAGCCCGGTCCGAATGTACGGCGCAAGGCGCGCGTACTTCTCGACCTCGATGTAGAACGGCTCATCCTCACTCGAAATGGGCGTCGTCCCCGCATTGGGGATAAGGCCGACGTCGACGTCCGCGGGCTTCGGCCAGAGGCCGTACAGCCCGAAGTCGATGCCCGTCCAATCCATCGAGGCGAAGCGGCGCGCCCGTTCGACCCAGGCCGTGCCGATGAACACGACATCATGGCCCTGCCCGACGGGCGGCCCGGGGACGTGCACTGCCGGGTCGTAGCATGGCGCGAGGTACGTCCACCCACGGCGCGCCGCGCTCCCGCGGTCATTGGTCGCGACGAAGTCACAGAAGCTGGCGAAGTACGCCTCATCCTCTTCGTTGTACGGACTCTCGGTAAGGATGACCGCGATCGGGAGGCCCATCTTCTTCAGGAGCACGAGCCCCGCCGGGTGGAAGCAGAGCCCGCTCGTCACGACGACGAGGTCGGGCCCGAAGTCCACGGCCTCGGTCGCGATCATCCTGCTCGCATGGCGCACGACCTCATAGAGGTTTGAGGGCGTTGGCTCCAGCTCAAGGGCGCGGCCGACGTACCCGATCCGCTGGTCGAAGCGCCACTCATAGAGCTCATGGCCCGCGCGGGTGAGTGCGGCGGCGTACCCACGACCCACATCGGCCGTCGACCACCCCGCGCTTGCGTGCACGAACAGGATCCTCACCCGATCAGCTGGCCTCTTTCTTCGTGGGCTCCGCCGGCTTCGCGGACTTCGCGGGCTCCTTCTTTTCCTTGAGCGCGAGGCAATCTTCGCAGGTTGGCCCATCCTCTTTCCAGAGGACGCGATTGCACACGTCGCACGTGACCCATTCTCGTTCAGCCATTACGCGACCATCCTCTCGCGGAGTGCCTCCGCGCGTTCCCAACGAATACTACATCGCGGACTGGCCCCGTAGGTCGACCTGTCATAGCTTCTGCGCCTCCACCCCGACCTGGAAGAATTGCCCGGTCCCCAGCCGATGGTCAAGGTACCGATCGATCGGGCCGAGAATTTCGTACCCCGCCGTTGTGATTGCGATCCCCAACAGTTCCTCGTCGTAGCAGTACTTGTGCAGGCTCTCCTGCGTATAGCTGTAAATGAAGATGTCATTGATGGCCTTGAGATTGTTGAGGCGGTTCGCGACCCCCATTGGGTATTCCATCATGGTGGTCGTGCGGCCGAGCCAGGCCTTCATCACCTCCCGAAAGTCGGGAACGACCACGGCCACGACCCCGCCCGGGTGCAGCACCCGCCGCGCCTCCGCGAGCACCGCCTGCCCATCGTCCCACGTGAAGTGCTCAAGGCAGTGAATGAGCGCGACCTCCGTGAACGTCTCCCCCCTGAACGGAAGGTGCAGCGCGTCCGACCGAACGTCGACGATGGCCTCAACCCCGAAGTCCGTATTCAGGTAGTAGGGAATTGGGTGCATCCCACATCCCACGTTGAGCTTCATCCTTCCGCGCCCTTCCGACCCCTGATCCCAACGTCGAGGCCGAAGTCGGAGAGCACTGGGCCAAGGTCAAGCCCAAGGGCGGTGAGAATCGAGGTCGTGGCGACCTTTCCCCTCAACAGCACGGCGCACGGCTGCCCCTTGCACAGCGGACAGAAGTGCGGGTTGAAAGGGGTCGCGTGCGAGTGGTAGACGAGCACCCACCCGGGGTCGCCGACCATCGTCTCGAACGCCACGTCCGTGACGTCGACCTCCTTGAAGAAAATGCGGTACGCCGACGCATGGTCTCCAAAGCGCGTCGACAGGTGCCCCTCATTAAGGCGATCCTTCGCGCGCAACGCGCATCGGACATCGGGAGGGAGCGGTTGGCAGTCGACGCACCCCCCACATGTCAGCGCTGGCGCTGGTTGAACCCCACCCTGGTTCACGTATAGACCTCCACCAAAAATTCGACCCCGAGGTACGAGACCCCACCGATGTCAAACATCCCGATGTTCCCGCCCTCCGGAACGTTCAAATCGTCGCACACCCCGTCCAAATCGGGGTCGTCCTCGATGGCCCACTTCACCGAGGTGGGCCCATCCGGTTCGACGTACGAGGCGATCCGGTCGTACGCCTCCGCGCTGATGGTGTCGGATACAAAGATCCTGACGTGGAACGTCCAGGTGATCCCCGGCGTTCCCAGGCTGTGCGCCCCCAGCGACTGGTTGTACCGAATCGACCCCATTCCCGGCGCGGGCATGATGACGACCGCCGGGAACTGGACCCTGTCCGGAAGCTTGTCGTACACGAACGCCGCCAGCTCGTCGATCGTCTGAATCCGCACCTTCAGCCCGGCGGTGATGTCGGTTAGTTTCGCCATGCCTTCTCAATCTCGGTGGCGGACGCCTCCCACAGCGCCATGGCCTCCGTCGTCGCCTCCGGCACGGAGCGGTCGAGCCAGCGGTTCGCCCTCGTGCCCTTCTTCGAGATGGAAACGGCCAACGCCCATGGGTTCATCCCGTGCACGATGGCCCACTTCGCGATGGCCTGCACCGGCGGGAAGTGCGGCGCCGTCCCCTCATGGACGTACGGGGCGTAGAACGCGTCGACCGACACACGACCCCACATAGGAGGGTCGGAGGGGTCGATGTGCCACACGTGCGACCGCCGAAGGTTGCCCGTAAAGACGGGGGCTTTCGCCATCGTGATCCGCAGCAGCACGAGGCTGACCTTCGTGAAGAACGCCTTGAAAATGGGCCCGACGAGGTCCTTCTTGACGTTCGTGGCCAGGATCTTGTCCGCGCCCTTGCTCGTGATGACGACCTGCACTAGCCGCCCTCCCCGAGCATGGTGACCGGCAGTATGGCGATCACCTGAAGAGCGGCCGCTTGTAGTTGTCGAGGCGCATTTGGACGTCCTTGTCCGGCACGATCCGAATCGGGTAGGTGTCGCTCCCCGCCGACTCCAACACCCCAAACGGGGCGCCCGGCAGCTTGTACGACCTGGTGGCGAGCCGCCGGCAGACGAGCTGGATGTCGGCTGGCGGCGTCGTGGAGTACCCGAACATCGCCGTCACCCGCACGCTCGGCACCGTCATTTTGTAGCTTCCGACCCCCACCACGGGGAAGCGGCCCGCCGCCGATGGCATCCCCATCAGCCCACGGAATGGGGGGCGGCTGTTCGGCGTGAACGCCATGAAGTCGACCCCCTCCGTCAACGTCGTTGGCGACCCCCACGTCCCGTCTTTTGAGGTCGTCACGGCGGTGACGGAGACGAATTCGTCCGTGTAAACGAAGGACGAGTCGTCGGTCGGGGCGTAGTCACGGGTCGCAAGCACTGCCTGAAAAACGCGACCCGTGTACGTCTCAATGAAGGCCGTGGCCTCCACGAGGTACGATGTGAGGAGGGCGTCGTACGTCGTGACGCCAGCCCCGATTCCCAGTTCGGCCTTCAGATTGACGAGCGTGTCGTACGCCCGAACCCCCGCGGTCGGGACGGCCGCCACGCTCTCCGCGATGCGGAAGAAGAACTCCATGTCTTGGTCGACGCTCGGCACGCCCCACGTATCCCAGTTGACCCAGTCAACCCCATTGATGCTGTACTGGGCGTGCCCATCGTTGAACACAGTCTGGGCGCCGTACGCGTAGGTCGCCGCCTTCCCATCGCGGGAGACGGGAATCGTGTAGGTCGTGCCCGCCTCCGTCGTGAGGGTGAGGGTGTACGCCGTCCCGTCGGCCAGGGTGAGGGTCGGGATCGGCACGTCGTACCACACTGGGTTGCCGACCTGGGAGCTGTCGTTCGGCGTAATGCCATGGCCCCCGACCGCAAAGCCGCTCGCCGGCATCGCAATGGAGCAATCGATGACCGTCCCGTGCGCGAGGGTGATGGTGAGCGGCGCCGTGCCGCCGGTCCGGAAGAGGTGCACCCACAGCGCGTCGACGACCTTGTCGCCCCCACTGACCGTGAACGTCTCCCGAACTCGGTTCGCCCCATTGACGATGTGGAAGCCGTTGTTCGTGCTCCCCGCGGCGGTCGACCCTGACTCCATGTACCCATTGCCGAAGTGCGACCCATCACCCATCATGACGTCGATGATGGCCCGAAAGTGGTCCCGGCCGTTCTCATGGGCGTCCCACGCCGCCCCGGTCCAGGGGATGACGTCAAGGTCGTAAAGCGGAATGGCCACGGGACGATCTGGGGGCTGCCCTACATTGTCGAGGTAGTCGTACAGGCAGTCAAGCGAGTAGAAGTTCGTGTTCGGCGTCGCGTCCGTGTTGCTGAACACGAAGTGGATGATCTGGCCGGCCGTTACAGCGATCGGGGCGAGGAACGAAATCGGGCGGTCAGGGCCCTGAACTGGGACGACCGGATTCGCCTGCCCGAGCACGTTCGAGGAAGGAAAATGCCGGTCTGACCCGTCATCGCTGTAGACGATAAGCTTGCACTGGCCGAACGTCCCCCCACCGTAGCCAAGGGCGGTGACCAGCCACACGCGGACACTGGTGATCGTACCAGTACGCGGTGCAACGAGACGGTACGAGCACTTCGTATGGTTGTTCGACCCTCCGTCAATGACCTCATTCGCGAGGTCGCCCGCGCCGAGGAAATTCCCGTAGTACTGAGTCATCGGCCCCTACTGACGAACATTGAGCGCCTTCCCGGCATTGTACCAATCGGAGAGGTCGCGGACGCGGGTGAGGAGGCGCACTTTCGCCCGGCTCGCCCCATCGTGGCAGGTGTCGTGCTCTGCCGGGTGCAAGAAGAGCTCGTCATAGTCGTTGAGCGCGGTGACGACCAAGCCCACTTCCTCCGAGAGCTGCGTGAGCCACGATTGGCGGCTGTGGTTGAGAAGGGCGTCGGCCTTGGCGTCGTCGGGCATACTGTCCTCAAAGACCCTGGCTAGGTGAGCAGCGGGGTGGATACTCTCCTAGCCAGGTGGTGCGAGATGCGTCCCCCGCTCGACCCTCCAGAAGAAGGGCCGTTCCCATTGGATTAAGCGGTGCCGTCGGCCGGGCCGCTGAGGACCTTGATCGCCGCAGCCTGCCCACCGAGCCCGGTGTTCGCAGCTGGGGGCATGGCCCCGGCGATGCGGTACCGAACGGCGATCATCCCATCGAGCGCGCTGTTCTGCACGGTTCGCTGGTAGTTCGGCGAGAGGTACCGAAGGCGGGGACGCCCAACGTTGATGAAAATCCACCGGTTGAGCTTGCTGCCCGCGACGTCGGTGGCGACGGTCAACGACCCTGCCACGTCATTGAAGCCGGAGGCCGCGAGCAGCGAGTCGGAGAGCTTGACGGCGACGACCGCCGCGTTGACGCCCGTCCCGATCTTGTACCCGATCAGGACGGCCTCGTACCCGGACATATCCACCGCATCGCCCTGAACGAAGGCCCCATCAACTGCCGCGACAATTTGATAGGTCGATCCCGCAAGGGTGGTTGCGATGCTTCGAATGTCCAGGTTCTGGAGAAGGGTATGTTCCATTGGTGTGTTACTCCTTGCCCTGGATTACAGCTGGACTTTCTGGACGACGAACCGCCACCCTTCGGTAACGATGGCGCCGAGCCGCCGACGGGCGACGTAGACGACCGAGTTCTGCTTGGCCGTGGTTGAGTCGTCGTACCGCTCGATGCCGAGGCCGACGCGGTCGGCGATGGTGTAGCCCTTGAAGTCCCCAAAGATGATGGGGAACGTGTTGCCCGCGACGTCAGGCATCGCTTCCGATTCCTTGACCGAAAATCCGGAGATCTCCTTGAGGATCGACTCGGCGGTGTTGTTCTCGTTCTGCGTGAAGAGGTACCGGTTCGTGCTGTCCTTGAGCAGTCGAACAGCCTGGAGGGTAGCCTTATTCAGGACGAAGGAGGCCCCAGCTTGGCGGTACTGGGCCGCAAGGCCGTACGGGATCTTGATGATGCCATCGGCGAGCAGCGCGGTCGCCGACCCTGACGAGACGGTGGTCGAATCGGGGTCGGGGACGCTGCCGCCGATGAGGATGCCGGTCGGGCGGCCGATGCCATTGCCGACGAGGAACTGTTCGTCCTCATCGATCGCGAAGCCGATGGCGTACTGCTCACTGAGGTACCCAGCGAGGTCGAACATCGAGTCCTCGATGAGGTTCTTGGAGAGCTGGGTATGGGCCATGGCAGTGTAGACGGGCAGGCCGACCTGACCGAACGTGGCGTTGGTCGCGGCTTCGGTGCCGGTTGGGACTTCGTCGACCCACGTGACCCGAACTGCGCCGGGGTAGCGGGCATTGCCGCCCGTGATCTTCGGCATCGCGATCCGATCCCGCCCGGTGGTGATGACATTGGCCATCGGCCGGACGACCGTGAGACCGGGAAGGCGTTCGATGAGCTTCGACCGAAACTCCTCGGGGGCGATGTACCCGCCCAGCTCATCGTTGGCCTCAATCATTGTGGCCTTGATCGCCTTGATCGACGCCCCACCCGCCGCGGCGTCGAGGATTTGGGTCGGGGAGAGGACGAGCATGCGCTTCAGCTCGGGCGTTGTGGCCATGTCGCCGTACTGCAGAAAGCGCCGGAAGTCCGTGAACTTGGCGATGGCGAGCTTCTCGTAGTTGTCGACCCCATACAGTTCCTTGGCGATTTGGGTCGCCGCGGCCGGGACTTCGCCGAACTTCTTCTGGTACCACATTTTGACCGCGGCGTCGCTCGCCGTCTCCTCGCCTGACATGAGACTCGCGACGCTGCCACCGGACAGCTTGATGGGCGGTGACGTCGGGTTCGTCTGGACGGACCACGACTTGATCGCCTCAAGCTCCTGCGCCGTGACGATATCGGACTGGATCGCTCGGATCTCACCGATAACGCCCTTCAGCGCAGCGGACTCTTCTTTTGTGAGGGTCCCCTTCGCATCCAGGGAATCAGCGAACGTCATTTTGGTGGCGAGCTGAGCCTGGAGAGCAGATAGATTCACTTATTGCTCCTGTTGAAGAATGGCTGCCTTGAGGTGGGAGTACTCGAGTGAGAGTTTGACATGGTCGTTCGATTCCGCTTCCGCTGACGAACCAACGAGGATGGACTTGATCCCCCGTGAGGCCTCATCAAGTGCGTCGGCCGCCGTGAGCAGCGACCGCTTGTTCGACCTGGAGAGATCCCGCCCTTCTGCGACCCGGCGCTCCACAACGTCTTTCGTGCGTCGGAGCAGCGCCGCGGCAAACTTTCCAGAGAGTTCCCCATACGTGACGAGCGGCGCTTCCTTGAGGAGCGCGCCGCTTGGGACAAAGGCTTTTGAGACCTGCTCCCGATCCCCGAGCACGGGGCAGTCGGGGCAGTCGGGGTCGGCGCAGCACTCGTACTCGACCTTCCAGTACGACTCGTGCGACTTCCCGAACGCGTCGGGCGACGAGAGGCGGACGAGCACGAAGTCGGGGTGGGTCGAGACGATCTCGGCGAAGTAGTCGGGGTAGCCGTCGGGGAGGGTCGGGTCGCGGTGGTTGAGCGCCTGTGACAGTTCCCAGATGCGGCTCTCGTACGACCCCACCGCGCGGTCGGAGTACGACCCGGCGATGGGGATGGTGAAGGTGAGGCCGACCGACTTGAAGTGCTTTTGGGCGGTGTCGGGTGAGACGACCGCGAGGAGGTTGGAGGGGTTTGGGGTCAGGGAGAGCTCGACCCACGGCCAGCGGGTGTACTCACCCGACCCAAGCTTCTTGACGAGGTGCTGGATCGACCCGCTTGAGAAGAAGAGCTTCCCCTTGCCGACGAGGTCTTTGATGGCGTCAAAGTACTTTGAGGAGCGGTCGAGCTGCACCTTCGTCCAGATGCCGAGGTCGTCCCGCACTTCAAAGGACTTGACCCGCCCGACGGGGATGGCTTGCACCGCGTCGTCGAGCCCATGGTGGTAGAGGAGTGGCCGCTCCTGGAACCAGTCCAACGAAAAGTCGGTATTTTTGGTGAAGAATTCACCGTCAAAGTCGGTGCCATTGACGGGGCCGCCAAATGGAATGCCGAGCCCCTCAAGCGTGTCACTCTGGTCCGTCGAGAACTTCACCGCTTGGGTCATCTACGCCTTCCAACGGCCAGTCCGGCCCATGTTCGTGTGAGAGGGTAACGTGGTACCCGGCCTGATCATCAAATGTCGTGATGGAAATATGGCCATTGCAGGCCATTATAACGGCCCCAGATGGTGTATGTGTCGCACAAGGGAGTGACTTTCGGAACTCCAGCTGCTCCCGGGCCATGAATTCGGGAAACGAGACGTACTTGTCACGCTCGTCGAACGCGAGCCCTAAGTTCTCGACCCAGGGCTCGAGCTCCTTGATTATTGGTTCCAATCGATCTCCTCTGGGGCCGGGGGCCACGACTTCTTCGGCGGAGCCGCCCCCTCCCGGGGTCGCCGCTGCGGCGTCGGGGCGGGCGCTTCTTCGTCCACGCCAAGCCCGTCGGTAGCGATGGCCGTAGCGAGTCGATCGTGCTCGTCCATGTCCTCCTCATCGCGGTCGGCCGTCGCGCTCTCAGCGAGCATGCGGGCCAGCCCATCGGGGGAGTAGAACGCCCGCTCCTCGGGGCTCATGGCCCTCGCGTCGGCGTCTGGCTTCTGCTTGTCGAGCGCGGCCCACAGGACGCGATCCGGAATCCCTTTCATTCGGCCTCCTTTGGTGGCTGCTGGGGGTCGACGTTCTCAGCCTTGAGGACGTTGAGCTCCTCACGGGTCGTGATCTCCTCGCGGAGCGTGTCCGCGCGTTCAATAAGGTCGGCTGGGACGCCGGTGGTGTCCTCCCAGTACCCACGGGCGAGGATGCTGTTCACCGGCAGCGGGCGGGAGACGGTCTCGTCCTCGAGGTCGACGACCTGGCCCAACCCGTCCCCCACGTCAAAGAGCACGCGCCCATTGGCTTGGTACGCCACCGCCTCAAATTCCATTGCCATTGGCCGCTCCTTACTCCGCCAGTTCCTCGTTCTCGCCCACGTCGACGTCGGCCGGTTCCCCGGCCGGGACGTACCCGGGGACGGGCTCGAATTGGATCCCATGGTCGCCGGGGTAGGGGGCCGTATGGTCGATCTCCCCCGACCAGATGAGGTTCGGAATTCGGCCCGAGAACGCCTCACACGTTGGCTCGGTCGAGTCGTCCGTCACCGTCAGGTGGATGCAGTCGATGCAGAGTGGCGGCATGCCTGTGGTCATGGCTTTTTCTCCTTGAGCTTCTGCTCCAGCGCAATCATAGCATCCCTCACTGCGGCGGTGTAGGCATCGGGCGGAATCGCCCCCATTGGGTGGAACTCGTGCCACGCGAACGCCTCCGCGAACGCCTCCGTCATAGTCTTCAGCGCGTACCCCGACAACTTCTTGGTCGGCTTGATCGGGGTCATCCCCCCGGCGAGCCGCTTCTGCCCAGGGTCCGAAAGGAGGCCGAGCTTCAGCTCAAGGACGTGACCGAACTCGTGGACGAAGATCGACTCGAGCTCACGACCTTTGATCGTCTCGGGCGAGAGCGAGAGCCAGCGCCGCTTGGCGGCAGACTGCGTCTTCCTCGTCCACAGCTTCGGCTCGACCTTGTTGAAGCCGGGGTTGATGTAGATCGAATTGCTCCCGCTGGCGAAACGGGTGAACGCGAACGTCCGTTCAATGTTGTCAATCGTTTCCCCATTCGGCCAGTACTCAACGTTCAACGCCCGCACACCGGGGTACTTTGTCAGCAGTCGGTTC